TCCTTCCCGATTCGTAAGCGAGTGTAGTTCAGTGGTAGAACGCCATCCTTCCAAGTTGGATGTCGCTGGTTCGAATCCAGTCACTCGCTTCAGGGGTAGTAGTTCAATTGGTTAGAGCACCTGCCTGTCACGCAGGAAGTTGAGGGTTCAAGTCCCTTCTATCCCGTTTGCCGACATAGCACAGTGGTAGTGCAGGGCTTTTGTAAAGCCAAGGTCACGAGTTCAAATCTTGTTGTCGGCATATAAATAGTATGAATATTATATTTCAGAGTGTATTATGGATAACGAATCTAACCTTCTACAGGAGGTTTATAACGATGATATGTTGAAAAAGACTAAGAAGTCCAAAGATTTGAATGAAATAATTGAGAAAGAGTATGATGATATTGAATTTGATGATGCCTCAGGTAAAATGGTTTTGTAACACTACTAAATATATACAAGATTAAGATTTACTTAATATCGTGCCTCTCCTTAGATCTAGATCATTTAAAGATATTAATTTATCTTTTAAGAGACATCCTATAACTAATGACCTTATTGTCATTAAAAATGAAGATGCTATTAAAAGATCTGTACATAATTGTATATTAACTATAGTAGGTGAAAAACCTTTTCAGAAGGATTTTGGTACTATTGTTAATGCTTCTTTATTTGAATTGGATACAGGTTTAAATTATATTTCCATACAAAATCAGATAACTTCTTGTCTTAAGGCATTTGAGCCAAGAATTAAAGTTACTGAGGTGATAGTAGATACTGATGGTGAAAATAATCAAATGTCTGCGAAAATCACTTATGATATTATTGGTCTGGCCGTACCGAGACAGGCAATTGATGTTCTTTTATTCCCAGCTAGAGTATAATGGCCTTTGGACAAGTTGTAAATTTAGATTTTGATCAAATCAAAACCTCTATAGTTAGCTATATGAGGTCTAATGATAATTTTTCAGATTATGATTTTGAGGGATCTAACCTCTCAGTTATTATAGATGCGCTTGCTTATAATACGTATATAACTGCATATAATACAAATATGGCAGTAAATGAGAATTTTCTCGATTCTGCTACGTTAAGAGAGAATGTTGTTGCATTAGCACGTAATATTGGGTATGTTCCAAGGTCTAGAAAGGCTTCAAAAGCAAAAATATCGTTTTCTGTTCAAGGTTTAACTAGTGCAGTTACATTAACACTTAAAGCTGGATTGATTGTTAATGGTGTTGCATCAAATACAAGTTATATTTTCTCAATTCCTGAAGATATTACGGTTCCTGTGACCAATAATATCGCATTTTTTAACAATATTGACGTTTATGAAGGTTTATTACTGTCACAGAATTATACAGTTAACACTTCGCAATATAATCAACGATTTATACTTCCAAATGGAGGTATTGATACTTCTACATTGAAAGTTATAGTCAAATCTAATGAAGAATCATCAACTAAAGTAACTTATACTCAACTTGACAACATTATTGGCATAACATCTACCTCAAATTCATACTTATTGCAGGAAATTGAGGATGAAAGGTATGAAATTATGTTTGGAGATGGTATAATTGGTAAAAAGTTATCAAATAATAATTATATTACTGCTAGTTACATTGTAACAGGTGGTAAAACTGGTAATGGAGCTTCAGAATTCAGTTTTGTTGGTCGTTTACTCAATCAGGATGGTGCTGCAGTAGGTGGAACCAATGTTTCTCTAGTAGATACCATCGAAAAATCTAGAGATGGCGATTCAATTGAATCAATTGCATCAATTAAGTACTATTCTCCTCGAATTTACTCCTCACAATACCGTGCAGTTACTGCTTCTGACTATGAATCAGTATTATCTTACATTTATCCTAATGTTGAGTCTGTAACATCGTATGGTGGAGAGGAATTAACTCCTCCAAGATATGGAAAAGTCTATCTTTCAGTAAAACCAAGGAATGGAGACTATCTTTCAGACTTTACAAAGAGAGATTTAGTGTCAAAATTGAAGAGTTATGCTGTTGCTGGGATAGTTCCTGAGTTTATTGACTTAAAATACTTATTTGTTGAGACAGAAAGTCAAGTTTATTACAATCCTAACCATAATCAGCAACCAGTATTGTTAAAAAGTGCTATTTCTGGTGCTTTAAGTGAATATTCTAAGTCAATTGACGTTAATAAATTTGGTGGAAGGTTCAAATATAGTAAAACAGTCACTTTAATTGACCAAGTTGATGGTGCAATCACTTCAAATATTACAAAAGTCACTATAAGAAGAAATCTTAGGGTATCAATGAACAGATGGGCCCAATATGAGCTCTGTTTTGGTAATGAATTCCATGTCGGCGAGTCTTCTTACAATATTACATCAACAGGATTCACTATAGATGGTGTAGTTGGTACAGTTTACCTTGCAGATGAGGTTATTGATGACAAAAAAGGAAGAATTTTCTTCTTTATATACTCAGAAGGTGGAAAACCTCAAATAATTAAGAAAAATGCAGGTACTGTCAAATATGACATTGGTGAAATCCTTATAGATACTGTAAATATAACCTCCACTTCCGTAGAAAATGATGTTGTAGAGATTCAAGCGATTCCTCAATCAAATGATGTTATAGGATTACGTGATTTGTATATAAAATATGACATGACTAATACACATTTGACGGTTGTACAAGATATTATTGCTTCTGGAGAAAATACTTCTGGTTCTAGGTTTGCTAGAGGATCAAGTTATAATATTCCAACCTATACAAGGGATTCTTTAACACCAGTTTCTACTAAAACTGTTGCATCAACTGCTGCATCTACAACAACTAGGTCTTCAAGTGGTGGATTTCCTACTACATCATCAACAACGACGTATTCAACATAAATGATTGATACTTCAATTCAAAGAGTCAAGATAAGCCAGGTAATTGAGAACCAATTACCTGAGTTTGTGCAAGCAGAAAATCCACTTTTTGTGGATTTTATGAAGCAATATTACAAATCGCAAGAATTTCAAGGCGGAACAGTAGATATTGCAGAAAATATTGATAGATATACGAAATTACAGACATTTGTTGGTGCTGCTCTGACGGAATATACTGGATTATCTACAAATGCAGGTGGATATGATGATAAAATTTATGTTGATACTACAGATGGGTATCCAGCATCATATGGACTCTTAAAAATAGATGATGAAATAATAACTTACACTGGAATAGGTGCAACTTACTTTGAAGGGTGTGTTAGGGGATTTTCTGGTGTAGATTCTCTTGATCAACCGACAAGAAGTGATCTTTTAACTTTTAAAACGACTGTAGGCGCTGCTCATACTGGTGGAAGTAAGGTATATAATCTTTCTAACCTCTTTATTCGTGAATTTTTCGAAAAAATGAAGGGGACTTTTGCTTCTGGGTTCGAAAAAAGAAGTTTTGACAGCGATTTAGACGAAATTAAGTTTATTAGACAAGTTAAAGACTTTTATAAGACGAAAGGTACAGAAGAAGCTTATAAAATTCTCTTTAGAGTGTTATATGGAGAAGAAGTTAACGTTATAAAACCATCAGAGTTTTTAATAAGACCATCTGATGCAGATTATGGTTTTACAGAAGATTTTTTAGTTAAAAAAGTAGAAGGAGATCCAAGAGCCTTAAAAGGTGCTACTTTATTTCAAGATAAGGACGATGATGATGACAATATACTTGGTGCTAGTGGTGCTATTTCTGATGTAAAAGACTTTGTATATGGTGGTGAACACTATTATCAAGTAAGTGTTTCTAAGGAATCATTGGATGGTAATTTTATTATTCCTGGCCGTACAAGACTAACTGATGCAGTTTCCGTAGGGGCCACAGTCCTTACAGTGGACACTACAGTGGGTTTCCCAACTAGTGGTTCTGTTAGATTAACAAGAGGCGATACTGTAGGTATAGCAACTTATACTGGAAAAACTATCAACCAGTTCGTTGGATTCCCAACATTTACAGAGTCATACTCGGTTACAGATGATATTACTTATAATAATGTTGCTTATGGTTATTCTTATGCTGATGCTGTTAATCCAATAAAAGTAAAAATTACTGGAGTATTAGGTGGTTTTGATATTCCAAATACTTGGTATCTTAATAATGGAGATAAAATAAGAGTTGGTACTTTAGGAGTAAACAAAGGTACAGATCAACATTTTAACTCTTGGATTCATAATACTGCAGTAAGACATACGCCTAGGAATATTACAAAGATTTCTACTAATACTTTCAATGTAGAAACAACTTCTGATCATGGATTTTTGGAAGAAGATTTTATTGAGGCTTTAAATAATGAAAATAACGTTGTTGGTACTGGTAGGGTAACAAATGTTACTGGAGGTAATACATTTGTCCTAGAAATAGGTGGCATAGATGTTATCCAGATAAATTATTTGAGAAGAAGAGTTAATAGAGGAAATAGTAATGTTCATGTAAACGTTACTAAGTATACAACTGATATTCAGAATACATATGATCATTTAAGTGATGATCCTAATGCATTACCACCTCATCCACATGTTTATGTTGCATCTGCTTCTATTCCAAGTTTAGGTCAGGAACCTATTGTTGCTTCTGATCGTTCTGTTCAATGGACTGGTTCTACTATAGGAACTATTATTCAGGTTACTACAGGTTCTGATGATCATGGTTTTTATTCTGGAGAAGTTATAACTTTCAATATTATAGATGGAATTCTTGGTAACGTTTTAAATGGAAAGAATTATTATTTGAAGAGAGTAAGTTCTAATGAAATTCAACTTGCTAATTCACTACCAGATCTTCTTAATGATAGTTTTGTTGCCGCAGATGGTAGTGGAACATTTAAAATTTCTGTCCCAGATCTTGCTAATAAACAGTTAGAACATCAAAAATTATTGAAGAGATTCTCTTTGACACCAGTTTTTGATGGTCAAGAACATGAAACTGTTTCTGCTACATCAACTGGACAACTTATTAATGGAACAGAAATATACAATTATAAGTCTGGTGACGTTATTTTCTTTGGTGGTGTAAAAACTATTGATGTTTTAGAAGGTGGAAGTGGATATAATGTTATTACTCCTCCAACTGCTACTATTACTAGTTCTACTGGTGCAGGATGTACTGCTTCTGTTAATGTAAAGGGTAAATTTGAGAGAATTGATGTTATAGATCCTGGCTTTGATTATGTTGATCCTCCTATTATAGAAATAAGTGGTGGTAATGGTAAAAATGCTATTGCTAAAACTAGATTAAGACAAGTTGATCATTTTGTTGATTTTGATGCATCATCTACTGGTGCTAGAATCAATATGCAGAATAATACTATTGGTTTTACTACTTATCATAAATTTAGAGATGGTGAAGCTGTAGTATACAAAACATTTGGTAATGGTGCTATTGGTATTGCTTCAACTGCTGGTGTTACTGGTCTTCAAGATCCTCCTGATAGAAGACTTGTAGATGAAGCAGTATATTATGTTGCTAAAGTTAATAGTACTAGTATTCAACTTGCAAATAATGAATTTGATGCAGTAACTAAAAATAATCTCTTAAGATTTACTGGATATGCTGATGGATCTCAAAGATTAAGGAGTTTATATAAGAAAAGGGTATTAGGTGAAGTTATAATTGATAATCCTGGCGAAGGATATGAA